CTTCCTGCACTTGTCGGAGCCCCTTCAGGATCGGGGACTCCATGAAAATCTGCTTGCTGATCTGGTCCTTGTAGGTGCTCAACGTGCGGCTGATCGCCGCCTCATGAGTCACTTGGTCGTGGGCGTCGGCGATGGCCTGACGCAGCGGGTTGGACTCAGGCTTGCGCCCGTACAACTGGGAGTGGAGTTCAGCCTTCAAGCTGGCCTCCGCCTCTGCGACCTTCTTGTTCAGAAGGTCGTAGAAGCGGGTGCTGTCATGGTTCTGCCAGTACGGATCACCCTGCTGGGTCCACGCCGCGGGCGGCGTGTCAATCATCAGTCGTCAAACAGATCACTGACTGGAACCGACGCCTTCGGGGCGGTCAACTCCATGACGTACAACTTCGCTGGCTGGAAGCCACGAGTCGTCGGCTTCGCCAGGCCCGAGCACTTGATGCGGAGGTGAGCCCCCTCATCAATCTCGGTCAGCCCTGCTGCCTTCGCTGCCTCAGCAAGAGCACGCTCACCTGAAAACCCTTTGCCCTGGGCGGGCTCAAAGTTGTTACCTCCTTTGAGCCAGACCGAACGCTTGCCGTCGTCGTCGTCGCCCGCCGTGAGCGTGGTCGCCAACTCGACAACCGTCTGCATCCGTGGCGAACCATCCGACCAAGTGAGCGGATCACCTGAGGTGAAGTCAGTCTGCTGGACACGCTTGATCGAGATGATGTCACCATCGATCTCATCACCCATCTCCGGCTTCCACGACTTCGAGCCGCCTTCCAATTCTGAAACTGAAAACCCTGCCATTGCTAACTCACTTTCTTTGTGTGTGCTGCCGAAGCGCGGGGATCGCCCTCCGGCCAACCAAGGCCGAACTCGGCCTCAACGTCATCGAGCAACTTCATCACTCGCTCGATGTGTTCAAGTTCCGTCAGACCGTTCTTCGGTGACGGAACATCTGTAGGCCAGTGCTTCGCCAGGCAAGCCTTGGCGTCAGCGTTCCTGGCGATCGTGACCATCCGGGCCTTGATGAAGGTCAGGAAGTCATCGGTGGCGGCGAGCGGCTCTGCGCCGAGATCGGCGATGAGCGCGGCCTCGCCGTTGGCGAGCGGCTCTTGAAACTCGTACGCCCCGAAAGGGCCAATGTTCTTCCACTTGCGCCTCCACTGCTTGACCTGATCCACGAGTTGGGCACCCCACTCGCCCACGCCGAGATCGACCCAGATGAGAGTGCATACCTCTTTGCCTGCCGGGAGGTGAACGAGGATTCCCCAATCCTTGTTGATCGGGGGCGTCGGGAGGAACACGTCGTTCACCACGTCGTACAGTTCGCCGTCGGCGTACAGCGCCATCTGCACCGTGTAACCCGGCAGCGAATAATCAAGTTTCTTGCCGGTCTTCAGGTCGCCGACGAACAGGGTGCCTGCCGGGTGGATTTCGCCGTCAGGTGTCATCACCTCGCTGGTCGTCTTGTACAGCCGATCGGCCGTCCCAGCGCACCCCATCTTCAGGTTGACGACGTGGTACTCGAACATCTCCGAGACGAGATGCTGGAGGACCAGTTCTCGCTCATAGACGCGCAGCGACTTGGCGAACTCCTCCGGTGGATCGAACAGGTCTTCTGGGTCCTCCCAGCGAACTGACATCGCATGGAGTGCGGTGCCGAGGTCAGCGGCCTGCTCACCCTTCCCGGCGTTGATCGCCAACTCACGGAGGTCGGCGAACGTCTTGCGATCGTCGTCCTTGACGGCGACGTAGCGCGCCTGCAACGCCTTGTCGTTGGCGACGCCCTGAGCGGCCCGGTCGATCTTCCAGTTGACGAGAGCGTTCTCGTCGTCCAGGATTTTCCCCCAACTACTCGGTCGTGACAGGCGGACGTTCTTGCCCTCCTTGTCGATGATCATGGGTGCGCCGTTGGCCCTGCGGAAGTCGGGTGCCTCCGGGGTTTCGAACTCGTCTATGTTCAGCCCCACGGGTGTTCGGCTTCCTCTAGAACTCTCACTGCTTGCATGTCGATGTACTTCCTCACTTCGGGTTGGTGACCTGTCAGGCCGATCAGGTCTTTGCACAGATTGGCGAGTTGGCGTTCTGCCGGTGGCCCTCGCTCGATGATGACTTTGAGAGCCTCCACGAGGGCGGTCTCAGCCATGCTCCGATCATGCATTGATGGGTGTGACACTCACGGCCTCCAGTCGAGGTAGGACGAACTCGACCTTGCGTCGGTAGCGACCGTTGGGCTGCTTGTCGTAGCCCCACAACTCGACCGACCATCCGGCTTGGATGAGGGCTTTCAGTTCCTCACTGTTCCGCATCTTCGTGCGCCGTGAGGCCATGTTGTCCCGGCTGGTGACCTGGATGGCTTTGGTCTCGCCGTGGCCGACGGCCAGGATGTCGATGAAGCCGAACAGATCATGACGGCGGCGGGAGAACGAGTCCCACCGTTCGGTGACCTCGGCGACGTAGCCCGCATCGCGCAGCGCTTTGAGTACACGCTGATTGTGGTTGACGACGGTCATGCCGTCGCTCCGGCCTCCGCAGTCGAGCCCCGAACCTTCAGTGCTTCGTCGGCTTCGTACTCCTTGCCGAACTTCGACATCAGGGCGTCGACGCACATCTTGTTGAGGCTGATCTTGTCCCGGTCGGCCCTGTCTCGCAGGTACTCCCGGAATGAGTAGGGCAACGACACGTTCAGCTGAACGGGCAGTTGCCGAGGGTCTTTGATTCTTGTCGGTGTTTGTGCCATACCCATAACCTAGCAGGTCCTAGCTGTGGGTAACAAGAGGTATAACCCTGTGTCTTTCCTGGGGACAACCTGGGGACAACTACCTATGCACGGTGCATAGCTCCACCTCGATTGACGCTCGTGCCAAACTGAGCAGCGTGGACAAGACTGCCTACGGCAAGGTCAGCAAGGCGGGCGCGCACATGATCGTGCCCATCACCGACTTCCGCAAGCAAGCGTTCCTTCAGTGGCTCTGCACGCTGCCGAAGGAACGGGAGATCACCACCTACTCCGACTTCGCCGACAGCATCGGCGTCGATCGCCGCACCCTCCAGAACTGGCGCGACGACAAAGAGTTCCTCGAAGCCTGGGAGAAGCTGTACCTCCGCACCATCGGCGACCCCTCCCGCAAGTCCGAGATCATGGCGACCCTGTTCCGCACCGCCACCGACGCCGACGACCCCAAGCACGTCCAGGCGGCGAAGGCGTACTTCGAGATCGAAGGCTCCATGAAGCCGCACAAGATGGAGGTCACCGTCCAGCGCCCTGCGGCCGAACTCACCGACGACCAGTTGGCAACGCTGCTGGCCGAGCGCGCTGAGGCGGAGAAGGCGCAGCGCATCCGTGCCGTCGAATAGCAACCCAGGGTTCGAACCGGGGGTACCGGCCGCAACACGCCGAGCACTGTTCAACCTGCGACGCAAGATCGGCGAAGGCGGCGGATCGCTGGGCAGCATCGTCGGGTCCATCCCCACGCCTGGACCGCCGACCAATCCAGGCAACGAAATCGGTGACATCATCGTCGACAGCGACGGCAACGGCTGGGTTTGGAACGGAAGCAACTGGGACCCCATCGGTCCCATTCAGGGAGTCGCTGGCCCACCGGGCCCGCAAGGACCCACCGGACAAACTGGGCCAGTCGGACCAGTCGGTCCTGTTGGCCCAGCCGGTCCGACCGGGGCGACCGGAGCGACCGGCCCCCAAGGTCCGCGTGGCTACGGAGACGGCGTCCCGATCGGCACCATCATCGAATACATCTCCACAGTCGAACTGCCCGGATGGCTGTTCATGACCGGTCAAACAGTCGTCAACGCCGCCACCCTCTACCCGGACCTGTGGCTGATCATCCCAGCCAACATGAAGTCGGGCAGCGACATGATCATGCCCGACACCCGTGGGCGCACCAGTGTGGGCTTCAACGCTGCCGATCCGCTGTTCGACGCGATCGGCAAAATCGGTGGCTCCAAGGACGCCGTGGTCGTGGCCCACGACCACGACTTCAGCCACAACCACAGTGGTAGCAGTGGCACGGTGTCGGCCTGGCACGCTCACACGTTCAGCGTCAATACCAGTGATGTCAGTGCTTGGCACACCCACGGCGTTGGCATGGACGCTGCGGGCCAGCACGGCCACGGCTGGGGCCACGGGACTGGCTTCTACTACGACAACACGGGCAGCACGGGTGTGCCCGGTGGACCTGGCTATTCCATTGCCCTGGCCGCATGGCTCCACGACGGCAACCACGGTCACAACACCTGGACCGGCAATCCGAGTGGCGGGCACGTTCATGCAGCCAGCGGTGGTACATCTTGGCCCGACGCCAACCACACGCACGCAGTCACCATCGACACCCGCAACCAACGAACCAGCGTCGATGGAGGAGCGGCAACCAACGCCAACATCCAGCCGTATGTGACACTCGCCAAGATGATCAAAGTGCTCTGACCACACCACCAAGGAGAAACGTGAGTAACACCTCAGTCACCACCAGATGGCACACCGTCGTCAGCACCGTCGAGGAGGCTCTGGACATTGCTCGTGTCCAGGTCCAACAGGTTGATGCCTACGCCGGGGCTTCAATTTCCATCAACCCTGTCGGCCGCAACCACGAGACCGGCGAATACCAGTGGGAGGTCATGGTCTCTGGCGTCCCAGTGACGTGACCGTCCAAGCAGAGAACTACTCCTTCGATGACCTGCTGTGGGAGCGGGAGTGGCGGAAGTGCGCGCCCAAGTCGTACCGCGACGAGAGCGGCAGATGGCACGAACGCACACCCGACGAACTGCTCCAAGGCTTCATCTACTTCTGCGAGAACTACTGGTACATCCGCCATCCCAGCCGGGGACGGATCAAGTTCGAGATGTTCGAATCGCAGATCGAGACCATCGACTCGTGGCTCAACAACCGCTACAGCCTGATCCTGAAGGCACGCCAGATCGGGTTCTCCACCCTCATCTCCACCTACGCCTTCTGGCTCACGTTCTTCTACTCGGACCGCAGCATCGTCATGCTGTCCCGCACAGAACGTGAAGCGATCAAGCTGTTGACGAAGGCGAAGTACGGCTACAAGTTCCTCCCCGAATGGATGAGGAACGCTCGTGGCCCGGTCGTCAACATGACGCAGACCAAGATCGAGATGACCAACGAGTCGTCCATCGAGTCACTGCCGTCAGCGTCCGACCCGGCCCGTGGTGAATCCGCCTACCTGATCGTCGTGGACGAACTCGCCTTCCTCCAGAACTCAGAGGAAGCATGGGCGGCGATCGAGCCGGTGGCCGACCTCGGCGGCTCGGTCATCATGATGTCCACCGCCAACGGCGAGGGCAACCTGTTCCACCGTCTGTGGGTCGAAGCGGAAACCGGCAACAACCGTTTCACCCCGTTGTTCTTCTCGTGGTCGGCGAACGGCCGCACACAGGAATGGTACGACGCCAAGAAGGTCGACACCCCCGAGCACGTCATGGCGCAGGAGTACCCGGACAACCCGGACGACGCCTTCCTGAAATCGGGCCGTCCCGTGTTCTCCATCGAGTTCCTCCGCAAGATCGAGACGAGCAAGCCGACCCGCGGCTATCTCGATTCGAAGCTGAAGTTCGTGGAGGACGGCGGCGCGCTCCGCGTCTGGAAGTGGCCGATCGAAGAAGGCAAGTACGTCATCGGTGCCGACCCGTCACAAGGGATGGAGCACAGCGACTACGCGTCGGTTCATGTCATCAATGCCCGAAACCATGAAGTTGTCGCCCACTGGCATGGACACATCGATCCAGACCTTCTTGGTTCCGAGGTGCTTGTTCGCCTCGGTCGGTTCTACAACAACGCCCTGCTTGGTGTTGAATCCAACAACCACGGACTCACCACTCTGAAGGCGATCCAGCGCCTCCGCTACAAGCCGCTCTACTACCAGCGGTCTCCGCTCTACAAGAAGTCCGTCCCCACCGACATCCTCGGCTTCCGTACCACTCAGGTCACCAAGCCCCTCATGGTCGATGAACTCAACAAGGCGTTGCGCGATGGCGTCATGATCCTGCACGACGCCGAGACTATTGCTGAGCTACGAACCTTCGCCCGAGACGACAAGGGCAAGATGCACGGCTCCCCGTACGACGACCGCACCATCAGCCTGGCGATCGCCAACCAGATGCTGAAGCACGTCTGGCTCCCCGAGTACCAGATCGACACCGGGCCGGTGAAAGGCAGCGCCGACTGGTGGCAGATGAAGGTGTACGGCGACGGGATCAGCCTCGGAAACTTGACGGCGACGAAACCAAAATTGAAGATTCGTGAGCCGATCGGGGCGCGTTACGTCAGAAACCGCTGATCGATCACCCCGTTCTGTCAGAATGCAAACAGTTTCCGACCGAACGGAGTGAATCATGGTGATCTTCCTCGACAAGCAGCGGCCCCCCAAGAAGAAGATGGGACGCAAGCAGCGGAAGGGCAGCAAGTCCAATCCGGGTAGCGGTGTGCAGTGGGCGAACTGGCTGGACGATCCGGCAGGCGCACCCGGTGGTGGCGGCGGTGGCGGTACGCCTCCCGTCCTCTCTGCTGTCGTTCCGGCGACCCTGGGGACGGACGCGGGTATTTATCAGCTGGAGGTGGCTGGCACCGGCTTCGTACCCACTTCCGTTGTCTACGCCGACGCCACGGCCCTTGTGACCACCTACGTCAGCGCTATTGCTCTGACCGCTACCTATGATCCGGCCACGGCTGGCACAGTGCAGTTCACTGTCCACAACGGAGCAGCCGTGTCCGCTGCGTTCCCGGTCACGGTGGTCGTCGCCGATGACCCGGAGGCCACGACGGCGGCGAAGAAGCCCCGCAGGAAGTGAACTGTTCCCACGCGGGATGTCAGAAAGAATCTGACTATCCGCACGACGAGTGCTATCGCCACCGCATCATGTCGGTCGGCTTCAGCCTGCGGGCACCCGCTGTGCAAGGGGACTTCCACCGCACCGCCCGTGACTATCGGGAAGAAGCGTTCGGCACCAGCGACGAACGCGAACTCGCTGAGCGAGGAATCGAACGGGCATGAGTACACAGACCGAGCAACTGAAGTTCGCCGTAGCTGAGATCGCTCGGTCCAAGAAGTGGCGCGTCGATGAGGGCTACGACGAAAGCTGGAAGCGGTGGATCGACCTGTACCGCGGCCTCCAGTACGGGCAGAGTCAGAACAGCAACGACCGGCTGATCGTCAACATCATCTTCGCCACCGTCAACGTGTTGGTTCCCGCAGTGTCGGTCAACAACCCGAAGTTCACCATCTCCGCACGCAAGCCCGACAGCCAAGCCCAGGCGATGCTGACCCAGGAAATCCTCAACTACCTGTGGCAGGTCCACAAGTACCAGCAGGACTTCCGCCTCGCCGTCCTCGACTTCATCATCATCGGCCACGGCTGGGACAAGGTCGGCTACAAGTGGGTGAAGGAACCCGAGTCGAAGAAAGCCGACGCCGACTCCAGCCCGTCCACCACCACAGATGCTGACGCCTACGAAGAAGGCGTCGATGATCGTGAAGACAAGGAGGGCAACACCGAGTCCGAACTGAACGTGGACGACGACCGCCCCTTCGTGGAGCGCATCAGTCCGTTCGACATCTTCGTGGACCCCGACGCACGCCACCCGAAAGAGATGCGGTGGATCGCACAGCGAACCTGGCGACCACTCAACGACGTGCGCGTCGACAGTCGCTACTCGGCGACGGCACGCAAGAAGGTCGGTGCCCGCTCATGGTCGCGTTGGTCTGATCACACCGCCGACGGGGACGGTCGGGGCGACAACGGCAACAACGAAGGCAACGTGCAGTACGCCGAAATCTTCGAGTTCTACGACATCAAGCGCAACACGGTCTCCACCCTGTCAGTCGATTCACCCGAGGACGCCAGCGACGCCGACGGTGGCTTCCTCATCAAGCCGAAGAAGATGCCGTACGCCATCGGCCACCCGTTCGAGATGATCCGCAACTACGAGGTGCCCGACCACTTCTACCCGATCGGTGACATCGAACAGATCGAATCGCTCCAGTTGGAGTTGAACGAAACCCGCAACCAGATGATGAACCACCGCAAGCGGTTCGCACGCAAGTGGTTGTACGAGAAGGACGCCTTCGACCGTGACGGTGTCAT